GGTGGCCGACCGAAGGATCGTCCTTCGGACGATCTTTGACGTCAGAAACCCCATGAAGGTCGACTGAGGGCCCTTCATCGAATGCGAGGCGCGGGCAACCGCGAGCAGCACCGATGACGGCGACGACGCCCGCGACGGCGGCGGCGACGACAGGTCAGCAGCACAACTTCAGTTCCGGACAGACTCGACTGGCACACGCTCCCTCCGGCAGGACGGAGCCTCATCCAAGGCGATCGCGCTCAGGGCAACCTGGCGTGTTCGTGTGGCAACCAGCTGAGGGATTCCAACCGGATCATCGTCCAGACAGACCGAAGATGCTTCGCGGCCTCTTCCAGATGTCGATGATCCGAGGCGTTCGCGCCGTCAACGACACCTTCGGGTGTTCGAGATCGCACGACGCTTGCTCCACCATCCTCGCGGGAGCGGCGATGGTGCGGGGGCACCGGAACCATGCGCAACCCAGCCTCACGGTCGGGGAGCGCGGCGGCAGAGCCCACTGGAGTGTGCTCGGCCGGAACGGCGACAGGTCCGCGGAGGCGGGTCGGCTGTTCGTCACGATCGGCTGCGCAAGCAGAAGGTCGGGATCGAAGGACCTTGAAGGGGACATAGAAGCCCACGGGAGGGTAGGCCATCGGACGTCGGAAACGGCGCACGATGGTACGGACCCATCCACAGAGCAAAGCCTTGAAGCCGACGCTCATGGCGGGACGCGGATTGAACGGTGCGAGCGGCAACGCGAACCCGAGAGGTCCGAGCAGCGCCGCGAGGGAACGGCAAGAGGGCACAGGCCGTGGTGACACGGTACGGCTGAGGATGGGTGGAATCCTTCGAGGGGTAGGTAAGCATCGCGAGAACGGCGGCCACACCTGGCAACAGGGACAACCAGCGGGAAACGCGATGAACCCCACGATTGGCAGCGGGATGCAACAAGCCCGCGACTCTCAGCGGAATCGCCAGCAATGGCGGGTTCGCGGCAACCCCGGTGACGGGGTGAACGGCGGAGCAAACCGGCGAGGTGGTGCGAAACCACGCGGTCGGAACATGGTTCGGATCTGGTCGATTCGAGCCCGAAGAGGCGGTGGTGACATCGACTCGGGAGTGGACGCCGGAGAGCATGTCGATGGAGGGGCGGAAGGGCACGGACGAGCAGGTGGCAGGCAGTGATGTCGGCCAGGTGACTCGGACCGGACCAATCCCAGGAGAGGAGGTCGGTTTACCGACCGGGGCGTACAGATGCAGCTCTGAAGGGGAGCGAAGACCACGAAGGCCGAGACTCGAGCGCATACTTCGGTGTGCAGGAGAGGCGGCGTCGCAGTCGAAAACCCTCGAGGGTCACCGGGCGACTGGGAAGACCGAGGAGGGCGCGGGGAACACCAGGTACCCGCTACGACGATGGCGCTGGCGACGACATGAAATACGAAAGTAGCTCATGCACGCCACAGCCTTGAAGTTCCCACCAACCCCACGAGAGTTTGTCCGTCGCGGGACAGCATCTACGACCCTGAAGACTCTGTAGGGAAGTCACATCGGATGCCACAAAGCCATCGCTCACTGTTCCAAGATGTGCCTCAAGACTACAGCGACCGCAGCATGTGTAACCGGATTGGTCGGACTAGCAGGTCTTGCGGGAGTGGCCGCCTTGCAAGCGAAACAAGGAGAAACGATTCCTGGGCGAATGTGGAAATTGCTGTCTCATGAGAGGTCCCCAAAATATCCAAATCCCCACTCTGCGGGGCTCAAGGACATCACTCCCACGGAGGGTGACGAGGAGGTCGAGTTACGCGATTGCTTAATCCTCCACGAAGAGAAAAGAGTGGATGACAGTGGAAAGGAAGAAGTCGTGAGGGTCCGATCCACTGTGAATAGGCACCGAAGAGGTCATTTCCTTCGTAATCTAGTTGCGGAGGCGAAAAACCACTTTGGGGGCACGCCTAGGATGACGAAAGCCAATGAGCTGGCCGCCATGAAGTTCCTGGTTGGTGTGTGCAGGGAAAAACATCTTACAATGACACAGACCAGAGAGCATTGCACAGCGGCTATGGTAGCGTTGTTCACGCCCGACCACTTCGATATAGCCATGGCTAAGGAACTCAACAGCCATGAGGCGTATAAAAGGGTGGTTGCCTTACACGAAGCCCAAACGGTCGACAAGTGGTGGTGGAAGCTGTTGAAGCATCCACTAACATTAGAGAATTGGGAGGTTATGTGGTACGTTATGCACGGGGCTCCACCACCAGAGCCCCGTGTGTTCGTCCGCTAGGGGGGTACCTGCTATCTCGAGGGTGTGGATACAAAAATTAGGCGAGGGACACACCCGGACATGGTCGAGATAGAAAAACCCTCCCCCTTGCGCAAACTTAGGAAACTTTACCACCAGCAGACCTTCGGTACCGGTCTGGAGTACCGAGTACACAACCACTCCTACGCCAATTTGCGGCGTGGTCTGCTGGAGAGGGTTTTCTACGTACAGGACAGTGAAACAAAGGAGTTGGTTGGATGCCAGGAGCCCCTCCCAGGTCAATTTGAGCAGATGGAGTACTTAAAGAAGAAGTTCATCAGGATAGTTGGTACACATACCCGGATCTCCACAGAGCAATTTGTGGATTGCTATCAGGGTAGGAAGAGAACTGTTTATGAGAAAGCTTCACAATCGCTCAGCGATATTCCATTAGACAGGAGGGACGCTCACCTGAAAACTTTCATAAAAGCTGAGAAATTTTGCACAACACTGAAGCCCGACCCGGCTCCCAGAGTAATTCAACCGAGAAACCCCAGATACAATGTTGCCTTGGGCAGGTACCTGAAGAAATTCGAGCACCATGCCTATCGAGCTCTCGACAAGATCTGGGGAGGACCAACAGTGATGAAGGGCTACAGTGTAGAGGAGGTTGGGCAGCACATTGCTGAAGCGTGGGGCCAATTCCAGAGACCAGTTGCAATTGGGTTTGATATGTCGCGATTTGATCAACACGTCTCTGTGCCTGCGTTACGATTCGAGCATCAATGTTACCTTGGTGCGTTCAAGCACGATAGAGAGCTGCAGCAATTGCTGAATTGGCAGATATCTAACGTCGGACTGGGTTTTGCTTCAGACGGACTGATTCGCTACAAGAAGAGTGGGTGTAGAATGAGTGGGGATATGAACACTGCCTTGGGAAACTGTTTGTTGGCCTGTTTGATCACTAAACATATCTTTAAGGGCATGCCGGCAAGACTGATCAACAATGGAGACGACTGTGTGCTAATATGCGACATGCAGAATCTGGAGCTAGTAAGGTCGAGGTTGACCTCTGAATGGCTCAAATTTGGATTCGATTGCATTGCCGAAGAGCCAGTCACAATCATGGAAGAAATACGGTTTTGTCAAATGGCTCCTGTGTATGACGGAGAGACATGGGTCATGGTACGCGATCCCAAAGTAAGCATGAGCAAAGACGCCTACTCCCTGGTCCACTGGGATAGCGAGAAAGTTTGTAAGCAATGGCTCAAGGCCGTCGGACAGTGCGGTGAACGCATCACGGGGGGTATTCCAATCGTCCAAGAGTATTATATGGCTTATCAGAGAGCAGCTGCAGACGTTAAAGAAAACAAGAACATCAAAGAACAGTCTGCTGCCGGGGTCTACATGATGGCTGAGAAGTCCAAGAGGGTCTACAAACCTCCTACGCAGGAGGCGAGATATAGTTTCTATCTAGCATTCGGCATACTTCCTGATTTTCAGGAAGCGGCCGAGGAAGTGCTGAGAGGAGCTGAGATCGCAGTTGCACAGGGGCCCTCTGGTTACGAACACAGCCTACAATGGATAATGTCATAAGCTCCTCCTCAAGTGGAAAGAAAGAGAACAACACCAAGGTTGTAAAAGGTAAACAGAGTCGCAAGGTCAGGGTGGCACATGATGCCGTCGAGCGTGGTACACCTAAGCATAATAGCGGGGTTGGTTTCGTTGCTGTTGCTGACACGGTCACGTATAACATCAGCATTAACTTTTGAGATACCCCCGCTGGTAACGCTTAATCAGTGTGTAATCCTTGCGTTCTGTGGACTGATATTCAACCTCTTGCTGAAGGCCGATCAGCCGGTGGTGTACGATTTCAGACACGACAATTCAAAAGTGCAAAACATTTCTCTCGGGTTACCAAATGGAAAGTCTAATTAAGGTGAGTCCCATGTTTCAAGCAGCTAAACAATCTGGAGATCCTCTAGCCACGAAGATTGAACAGAAGGGCTGGAGGTCATTGAGCTCCTCACAGAGGAAAACTGCCAGACAACGCTTCGGGGTCGCAAGCCTACCTTTAACGGTAGTGCCCACAAGACCTAAAGCGTCGCTAGCTCGAGCTAGACCGACGAAACAGGGTCCTGGTACAGCGGGGAAGACGGCAACAATTAGTAAGTGCGAGCTGTTAATGGATGTGGACAAAGGCTTAGGAAATGTCCCCTTGGTCAAATCTTGGGTCATCAACCCATCTTCAGCCCGCACTTTCAACCAAGCTCAACTCATGAGCACAGGGTACAACAAGTATCGAATCACTAATCTGAAGATCAGGTACACTCCGTCATGTGGGTTCGAGACGAGTGGGATGCTAGCTTTGGGGTTCAATTCCGACTCTGGCGACGCTCTTCCCGAGACCAAGACTGAGCTGTATGGCATGAAATTCACGGCGGAGACGGCGGCGCGCAGCCCCATCATCTTCCAAATACCAACAGACAATGTGACAAGGTACTGCCGAGATTCCTCGACCGATGATCCAAAGCTGGTGGACTTCGGTAGACTCGTTCTCATGACTTATGGATCGGATGATGCTGACCCCCAGATCCTCGGGGAGCTGTTCATAGAGTACACGGTGGTGTTCTCAGATCCCACGTACATAAGTCACATAACCCAGCAAGCCAGAGGATCAGTTTGGAAGGGACCGGGCTACGCTGACTACACTGCTACCACTACCGAGTCTAAGTTTACACTTATGGCCGGTGGGAGGTGGCTTCTGGTGTGGAATAGTGATGTGGCGCTCACGACCCCTAAGGTCGAGGGAGCCACTGGAAACGTGAAGACGTCGGAGGATTCCAAACTGGGAATAGTGACCCTGACTGCGCCGGGGTCTGGTGCGACAGTTACCGCTACAACGTTATCACAGCCACAAGTCATCGATTGGTTCGTGACTAGGATGTGATAGTTCGACACGGTTAGACCTGGACGAGGTGTCAAACCGGTAGCCACGGCCATGGCTCCATTCCCCGGCAACGGGGGGCCGGTGAACTCCGGGACTAACTGGGAAGGACATTGTGGGGGTGACTCACTAGGTGGAACAGAACGACTCCTAAAATCCGAAAGGTGGGCTGGATAGTTCTCCATGTTCTAGCATGATCTAGAAAATAGGTAGGAACCTCCATGGGTTCCTACCCGCCCGTGGACTTCGGTAGACTCGTTCTCATGACTTATGGATCGGAT